TACCGCAGACTTACCTACGTACTCAGCGTCTTCAGGATGACACTCTATTTGCCACTCATCGTGGACTTGTGCTACTAGCTTGAAGTCTACATGCTCAAGTAATTCATACAGGTGTATCACTGCCTGATTCATTACAATAGCACCGGCTCCTTGCAGTACTGTATTCAACGCAGCATGAGCAGAACGAACACGTAGTCGTCTACCATCTAGGCCGTCAAGAAACCCAGAGTCTGCTTGCCTTGTTACGTTCTCCCTCAGTCGTGCAAGAGAAGGGACGTTTCTTAAGAATGTTTCTTTTAGTCTGGCACCAAGCTGTGCACTACCACCTACAACAGATCCTATCTTTGCATTTCCAGCGCCGTACAGGAATGCATAGATGAATGTCTTAGCTTGCGCCCTAGTCTTTAGTCCAGCCGCTTGTTGATTAGCTGTGTGTATATCTCCTTCTAAGATTTCTTTCGTGTAGCCCTCGCTATCCATGTAGTGAGCCAGCATCCTAAGTTCCAAACCAGATGCGTCAGCCCCAACGAGAACACGGTCAGGAGGAACAATAAAAAGCTTGCGGCAATCGCTACCGTACTCTGCATAAACAGCAGGAACTTGCGCCAGATTAGGACTAGAATGCGCCATGCGTCCTGTAACAGCCCCGATGTGTTTGACCCTTCCATATATCCTTCCTTTGTTTTCTGCCTTGATCCACGACAGTACTTGAGAATGTCTCTTCTGCAACAGCAGATACTCAAGCACCGTCTTTGCTTCAGGTACGTGTAGGTTCTTCTTGAGAGTAGACTCATCCACCTTTGGTTTACCTGATGGTGTCTTCTCTTTCCATACTGCACCCTTCTTCTCTAGCCTTTCAGCTATCTGTTGCCTAGACCCTACGTTGAAGTGAGTGTACCTCACAGGTAATGGCTTACCTGATGTCTTGTGATACCTCTGCTCTTCAGCTATGGGTGGGAATACATTCTGCAATGCAGCCTCGATACCCAGCATCTTAGTCTCTAACCGTCGTTCTAATTGCTTTGCATCAGAAGCATTGAACGCAAAGCCATTGTCTTCTTGATCCTTGCATATATGTGCGACAGCATGTTCAAGGTAAACACTGGTGTCAGAGAAGCCGAACATCTGTAACTGAAGACATAACATCTCATACAGCTTCTCAGTCACTGACACGTCACGCATACAGTACTTTATCATCTCCTCAGACAACTGAGACCAGTCATCGTGATCGCCCTTGGGTAGACGTAGTTTCTCTCCCCACGTAGCGAGACTGTGGCCTCCCTGTACATCAGGATGGAACAGCCTAGACATAACCAACGTATCAACAACACGCTCAGGATGTATCTCAATGTCCCATAGCTTTTTCAGTACAGGTCCGTCAAAGCCTATGTAGTTGTGACCACATACGTGACCACCCCTAGCTAGTTCCTCGAACAGTGACTGCCTACAGGTATGGAGACAGTGATCCTCGTTTGGCCTCTTGGTTACAACACAGTGTATTACCGATGGCTGGAGACCATCCGTTTCTATATCCAAGAACACTATATTCGTAGTAGGCAATGTCCAAGTCTTCTCTCTCTGTAAGTTCTCTACCATTGGTCTTCATCTCCATATTCTGTTCCTGTGTAACTATCCAGTTCCCCATCTTCGACATCATACGACTCCTCTATGTCTGATAAATGTGCGTAGTCTAAGTTACCTTCGATGGTAACGTCATCTTCAATTAAGAATTTACTACAAGTACCGCATAAGTCAACAAACTCTTTTGAGTCAGTGAACTTGCGCGTCATCTCGAACTCGTTAAGTAACTTGTTGCATGCAATACATCTCACTCCATCATCTCCGTCAGTCTGCCAGTGTCTTTATTATACAGTAACGAACACGCTGGTCCAGTCATACCACTGAACCTGTTCTTCAGTACCCTGATGCTGGTTGTGTTACGTACCATCTTATCTTCTGCTTGTGCATTACGTTCTAGTCCAAGAACAATATCAGACAACTGAGCAATTGAAGCACTGCCACGAAGCTGACCCAAACTAGTAACTGCTCCATCCTCATGCCCTTTTCCTTCTGGTCTGCGTAGGTGACTAACAACAAACATACATATCTCCATCTCCTGACAGAACATACGGAGCTTGGTCATGATCTCATCAAGGGCTTTACGTTCATCGCCATTGGCTTGATCTGATACCAGAATGGATATGTGGTCGAGGATGATGTACCTAACACCTAGTACCTTGACTTGATAGCGGAACCTAGCCAGCACATTCTCGATCTGATTAGAGCCGAACGAATCCCATAACACAACACGATCATCCAGATCCAACGCATTGAATACGTACTCTACCTCATCTGGGGAGTAATCACATCCGGGTAGGTGTATTGGTTTGTTGATCTGTAGACCCACTAGTCCACGGGCAGTACGGTTGGGTGTCTCCTCAAGAAAAGCTAGACCTATCCTCTCATTAGTTTGTGATGCGATAGAGAACACTAACTCACGCATGAAGGTTGACTTACCTAAGCCAGACCCAGAACAGATTGTCACTAGCTCAGTAGGTCTGACACCGAACGTCATGTCATCCAGTCCCTTGTATGGGTAGCGCACCTCTGCCTCAATCAGTGGCTTCTTCAGTGCCTCACGGAGTGACCCTATCATCACCATGCCATCAGGGGTATACACCTTTGCAGCCCACCATCGCTTGATGAAGTCATCCTTGTCGGCGTTCATCAGGTAGTCCGATGCATCCTTGTGCTCACCATGTTGGTAGATCTTTGCCTTACCACCAAACAGATCAGCACACTCATGCGCCGCTTTCTTACCATGCTCGTCGTTGTCGTAGCAGAAGATGATGTTGTCGAACCTATCGAGGAACTCATACGCCCTGCGACAGTCCGCCGCCGCACCCTGTGCACCATTACGAATAGAGACTACTGGGTACTTGTCACCGAACATCTGATACGCAGACAGGGCATCCATCTCACCTTCCACTACGGTTATGTACTGACCACCAGATGGGAACAGGTACTGACCAAACAGCCCAGCCTTCTTCCAGTCTCCTTCGATCTTAAACTTCTTATCCGGTGTACGTTTTTTAACCGCAGTTAATTCACCGTCAGGAGTGTGGTAGCCGAAGTGTACGTCCTCACCACATAGTGTAGTGGAGTACTTCTCCATTGTACGTGCATCGAGACCCCTGTCCTGTAAGCTCCTGTGTGCCCCTCTAAGCTCCATTACAGGAACCCTCTGCTCAGGTACACGATAGTCGTTAATGTCTCTCACAGAGCCTCCTGTGCCGTCTGGTGACGGGGTAAACGTGGCACATGCGAAACAATAGCTTGAGCCATCCTCATTGTAGGACAACGCATCACTAGAACCACAATCATTACACTTCTGGTGCAACTCAGTGAAAGCCATCAGTGCACCTCCGTACTAGTACCGAAACGAGAAAGATAACGAGCTTCTAACTCAACATCGTTTAACGAATCAAACTCCATTGCAAAAAGATTAAAAAGAGTGTTCATCGCCTCCATGTAATTAACACTGTACATGTGGTCATCAGTTAACTCTTCAACCATACGTTGCCTGTCTTCTGTTTTCATATCACCTCCTATAAGTAATATGTATTATTAATACTTAGTACTAATGCATAGTACTTACTGTATAGACTATATAGAATATTGTACCACACCACGCTTCTTTTTGGCGGTACTCTTCTTGTGACTTTTGACACTTGATTTACAGCGCGGCTTATGATTTCTGACGTACCGCTGTGTATCTCTCCCCATAATAATCCTCTCTATCGTCGTTGATATGTTCCAAGAAAGTACGCAATTTACCAGAACGTTTGAGTTTCTGCAACGCACTGTATTCTATTGCACGTACCGTTGTCCTACTAACACCTAGCTCATCAGCGATTTCCTGATGTGTCATGTGATAGTCAAGGTAGTTACCTCGCTTCTTCAATATCCCTCTCCTCCTTGTACTTACCGATGTCGTCCTCGTAGTACTCATCTGCATAGTCCCACTTACACCGGTCACTGTCTTGATCCCAGTACTCTTGGTACTCATCGTGCCACACTTCCCACGTCTCACGTCCCATAGAAACCTCCCCCAATACCCAGACACATCACTTTACATGCTCGACAATAACGTCTGTCGTCTCACGCTTATAACATAATAAACAATCCATACACTTCTGTCCAGTACAGTTAGCCTCACCGTCATACGACTCCGACACGTTGTTGAATACACGGTCGAACCCACGCGGTGGAGATTCCATCACGTTATCTATCTTCGGATTACTATAAACCAGAAGCATATTACTAGGTACTAGATGCAGATTAGGACGTACTAGGTTCACACGCTTAGTCCACAACGCAAAGGTAGAGTGCTTGTTGTCACTAGCTATCGCACATAAATTACGGAAGTGCTGCTCATTTATTAGCTCTCCATGCCCATGAAACCGCACGAATGCACCGGAGGTACGAGGCAGAATGAACTCAGCATCACTCGCAAGTACGTCACTATTCCTCTGGAACGCTGGTTGGCAGTTCTTCCTATAACTAGAAAGCATACTCATGCTGTAGCACTTTCCGCATATCTTGTCGGCATCGGGTCTACTAGACTCCTTGATACAGAACGGGTTCGTTGCTGTGTTGGTATTGATTGCTTGTATACCGTCCAGCTTACCCGTCATCTTACTTACACTAACGGTCGGGATCATACACAACCTCCTCTTTGACTACACGGCATTCTTCGCCGTCTGCTATATGCCTATCACAGAAGTACTTTGCATTACTAAGAGTAGAATTCCAAGACGACCCATCATCGTCTCTCTCCTCCCACTCCCACGTCTTGCGGTTAAACTTCTGCACAATAAACCAAGTATCAATAGCCATACATTAAACCTCCACATCGTAGACCCTAGTGGTCTCTTCATCTTCACGACGCATTGCTTCTGCGCCGTCCTCAGACCAATCAATAGGACAGTCCAGCTCACTGACAGCGTAGTCTATCGCCGCTTGCTCCGCCTCATGCTCATCTGATCCCTTCGCATACACACGTCTTGTAACAGTAACAGTCACATCGAATGCGTAGACTTGCACTAACTCCTTGTCCATCTTGTCAAGATGTAGCACTGCGTCCTTAAGCAGTATGTCTAACTCCTCAAACAACTCACCCTTTGGATGATTGTAAATGTCGTACTCGATAAAGCTACGCATCTTACTTATCGCATCGCGCAACTCTTCGAGATCTTCCCTACTTGTAAATAAATCACTCATTCTGTACACCACTCCACTCGTTTAATAATATTATCACCATACACATTTGCAGTATAGTCACTGATTACTTCCATCGGTTCACTGGTACTGCTGACGTTACCATACACAAACTTGAACCACGCAATGTATGACTCACGTTGATCGCTCCACACACCCACATCATCGAAGTCACACTCACCCATGTGGTCGCGAATCGTAAAGTACTCACGAGACTTCTCAACGTCAGCATACTCACCGTCACCGTGCACACTGATGCTCTTGTCTGGGTCACGCAACACCGCGTCAATAAAGTAACTCGCTACTCTCATCTCTGTAAAATGCATATCATTCCTCCTCTATGCAACATTCAACACACATATAGGCACCAGTACGATTACCTATAAGTACCTCTCTCGTCCACGTATCCTCATTAGGAAATACATCCTGCACAAGCTTTGATCTGTTGCCAGTATATTCCCTCCACGAATGCGTGTCAACGAGGCAAGTGTCCGTATCACCACACAGAAGACACTTAGCCATCACCCTTGTCTTGGCAAACAACTGAATTACTTCACTCATGATTATCCTCCCAACAACACACACAGATGCAGTCACCGTTGTCTTCTTGGTACACATCCTGTTCACTGCGGAACCACTCACCACATTCACAACACTCAAAGATCATAGACATAAAGCCTCCTATGTATTAACACGACCATCAGGTTCGATGCATAACCACATACCACACCACTTAACTACAACGGCAGGGTCACACATCATCGGTTCAACACCACGCCTGAACTCACGGTATGTCACACCCTGATTGTCCAGCCTCCACTTACGTAACAGCGACTGCTGCTGGTTCTTAGTTAACGCAACCATACATCACCTCTCATTAATGTAATGAAGATTATCTTCGGGACCATCGGAGTAGCGCTCACTCCACCCATTCTCCGCATCAATAACATCCAGAAGATCCATACGCAGATCAGCAAGCGTACCGAATATATCAGGGTATCCATCGAATGCTCGCGGATTTACAGTCAACACTGACGACATTGCATCAACAGCAACACGAACAGCATCCAGCTTTTTCTGTGCATTTTCCATCAGTCAAACCTCCCAACACGTTGATTACCTACGCTGTCCTTGATGCCGAATATAGAATAAGGATAAGCCCACATCGTCCACCCGTTGAAGTCAACACGGGCATACGGCTCAAGCGGCTCATCTTCCGGCGCGTGATACACACCATCGTCGTCGATGTCACCTTGCCAGTGGTCAGCGAAACCACCTCCACCATACGTCTCGTTCATCTCATCAGCAACGGTAGAGATGCCACCACCCTGAAACCTTGCCGCTACAACACCACGACCGAAGAACTCAGGGACAATCCCAAGCCACTCACGATCTGCTTGCTTATCAAAGTATTGAATCATCATGATATTAACTCCAGTTAATTTAGTTAACGTGTGACACCACACCTCACCACACTATGAACATTGTCTCACAAATAAGAATCATTGTCAAATGCGAACGGTTCTCATGTAGTAGGCAGGCGTAAAAAAACCGCCCGAAGGCGGCGAGTGTGGACATGGTGCGTGTCTTACAGCGTCGCGACGATGGCTTTTATTTCGTCGTTTGTGTAACCGTTCTCGTGGGCTTTTTGGACGAACTCCGAAAGCAAGTGCGACAGCTTCGGCGCTTCGCTGGCGAGTGGCTCCGATGATGATTCCATCTCTGCGTCTGGCTCGCCTTGGTCAGTGTCCGGCGCGATCTCTTGCTCTTTCGGTGCTAGCTTCTCGTATAGCTCAGTGAGTCCGCCCGAATCCTTCGCGGTATCCTTGACCAGTGCTTGACCGTCTGCCGGTGAATTGATGCCGTGAAAATCGTTGAGCTTTTTGTCGGTCGCTGTCCAGATCTTAGCGATGCGACGTGCGCGGCTGATCATTACCTTTACAGATGCCTCTGATTTACCGCCAGCGATTAACCCGCCCTCATAACCGCCGATGAACTCCGCGGTATCCTCTTTCGTTTTAACGTCAGCTAGTCCCTTGATCATTGCCGCAACTGGCTTCTTCTCTGCGTCTAGTTGTGCTTTTGCAACGATAGCGCCAGCGCCTTTGATGTCTATGTTAGTCATGATATTAACTCCAGTTAATTCTTAATTGAGAATCATTCTCATTTGCCCTCACGGAATTGTGGTGACAGGGAAAGTATCTCAAATCCTGTGGAGAATGTCAAATTAACTCCAGTTAATCTAGGCCTATGGAGTACCATCACCGACTCACGCACCAGCACATCACAGATCCTGTGTCAATAACGCAATTACCGTGCCAATAGCAATATCCATGCCAAAAACTATACCGGGGGGCCGTATACTATACAGCGTTACGTAGTAGTAGCTACTCAGCCACAAAAAAGAGCTAAATTGGAAAGCGTTGTTACTAGTACTTTGCGTTATATATCAAAGATTTACTAGAACTTCTAGTTATAAAGGTAATCTGCACTGTAAAATCACAGAATCTGTGCTGTAAATACAATGTTTTTACCCTACAGGGGTTGACAAATGAGTAAAAGTATGCTATAATATATGTATATATAGAACTATAGCGAAAAGTACGATGCATTAAGACTAAGTACTAGTGCATATTACCCACAAGTATAGATAACAAACCAGAAAGCAAACTAGGTAGAGCCTATACAATATGGAAAACAAGAAGAATCCTGTTGGTAGACCTAAAAGAAGTTCTGTTTCTAGTAAGGCAAAGGGAAATAGGAAGTCTGTTGGACGCCCAAAGGGTGATGCAGCAATCATTAATGAGTATAAGGCAAGGATGTTAAACTCGCCTCGCTCGCGCGCCGTGATGGATGCGATATTTGATGCAGCATTAGACCCAGAACATAAGAATCAGTCAGCAGCGTGGAAGTTAGTTATGGATAGAATTCTTCCTGTTGCTGCATTTGAAAAAGATATCGTTAAAGATGGTGGACGTAACGCCATTCAGATCAACATTAGTGGTGTTGGTGCTGTAGACGTTGAACAACCTACAATTATTGAAGGAGAAGTAGTAGATG